CTCAAGAACCTGCCCAACGGCAAGTACACCTGCGGCGACGCAACCCTCACCGTCTCCCACCCCCGCCGATTCAACGAGAAGAAATTCGTCGAAACCTACCCGGCAGACGCGTTCCCGCAGTTCTACCAGACCGTGCGAAAGGTTGACCTGAAGACCCTCGCCCCGGCGCTGAAGGACCAGTTCGCTGAGGACTCCACCGCACGCCTCACCATCCGCTAACCACCCATAGGAAGGACGCACGTTGGTTAACCCCACCATCGCCAAACCCCCAGCCGGGGCAGGGCAGACAGACGCCTACACCGCCGACATCACCGTCGCAGGCATCATGGGCATCATCACCGACTCCATCACCGCCCACCCCCGCAGCCTCCAACGGCGCATCGGCCCCTCCGAAATCGGCATGGACTGCACCCGCAGGCTCATCCACAAGCTCGCCGGCGACACCGAACCCGACCGCGGCATCGCCTGGAAACCCACCGTCGGCACCGCCTGCCACACCCAAATGGAAGAGTGGTTCGGAGCCCACAAGAACGAAGGGTACCTCGTCGAGAACCGCGTCACCGTCGGTCAGATTGGCGGCGTAGACATCACCGGCTCAACCGACCTGTTCAGCGTCAACGATAAGACCGTCGTTGACTGGAAATTTGTTGGCCCCGCCATGCTCAAGAAGTACAAGTTGCATGGTCCGAGCCAGCAGTACCGGGTGCAGGCGCACCTCTACGGGGCAGGCTGGGTCAACGCCGGCTACGAAGTTCAACAGGTCATGATCGCGTTCCTGCCCCGTGACGGTGAACTCGGAGACGCCTACTTCTGGTGGGAACCCTACCAGCCCGAGATTGCAGAAGCTGCGCTCGCTAAGGCAAACCAGCTGGTAACCCTCATCAACGCAATCGGCAAGGACGCCACCTTGGCGATGTACCCGCTCTGCAATGAGCGGTTCTGCCCCTGGTGCCCTGCCGATAAGGCGAAGCAGAACGCCACCATCTAACCCCCAATTTTTTATCAACCCCCCCCTTGAAAGGAAACAAACACTATGTCCGCTTTCGATTTCTTCGCACCCCGCGCCTCCCACTCGTGGAAGTTCACCAACCCCGGCGACACCCACACCGGCACCATCACCGAGGTCAGCGACGCACGCCAGGCAACCGAGTACGGCTCCAACGAGCTTGCCTACTGGGATAAGGAGCGCACCCGCCCGAAGATGCAGGTGGCGGTTACCCTCGACACGACCGAGCGTGACCCGCAGGATGCTAACGACACCGGTAAGCGCACCCTCTGGGTTGTTGAGGATGGTCGCTCCGGCTCCATCCTCTCCGCTATCCGTCAGGCAGTGCACCAGGCAGGCGCCGGCACCATCGACATTGGCGGTCAGCTGACCGTGACCTTCAGTGGTTTTGACCCGAGCAGCAAGAACCCGGCGAACCCCCGCAAGATCTACGCCGCGTCCTACGTGCCGCCGGCACCGGCTGGTGGCATGTTCACCAGCCAGGCACCGGCACAGCCCGCAGCGGCACCCGCGGCACCTGTAGCGCCCGCCCCGGCGGCTCCGGTTGCTCAGCCCGCACCCGCAGCACCCGCACCTGCGGCACAGCCCGCAGCGCCTGCACCGGTGGCACAGCCTGTAGCGGCACCTGCACCTGCAACCCCGGCACCGGTCCCCGCCGTACCCGACGCAGTCCGCCAGGCAGTCACCGCCCTCATCGGCACCGGCCAGGCTGATGAGCAGATCGCCGCAACCCTCGCCGGAACCGGCCTGCCCGTCACCGCAGAAACCGTCGCCACCATCCGTGCCACCGCCGCATAGCGCCGCACATCTACCTTCACCGGTAACCCAATAGTGCCCCGCGCGGACTTCCACACGCCAAACCGCGCGGGGCACACCCACCCCCACCAAACCAGCCAGCCCACCTGAAGGACACGCCATGGGAACCCCCGTCACCCTCGAAACCGCCCTCCACCTACGCAACCACCGCCTCTCTATCATCCCAACCCGCCCCGACGGCACCAAAGCCCCCGCCCTGCCCTGGAAGGCATACCAGACCGCCCCCGCACCGCTGGCCGAAATCAACGAATGGTACCGGGACGGCAACCGGCGCAACCTCGGCATCGCCATCGTCACCGGCGCCGCCTCCGACCGCCTCGAAATGACCGAGATTGAGGGACGCGCCGCAGCCGACCTGCCCAAGATTGCCGCCACCATGACCGAACGCGGCCACGCCCGCCTCTGGGAGCGCCTCAACAGCGGTTGGCTCGAACTCTCACCCTCCGGCGGCTTCCACTGGATCTACAGGCTCGAAGCGGGCGCCAAGGTGCCCGGCAACACCAAACTCGCACGCAACGCCGCCGGTGAAGTCCTCGCAGAGACCCGCGGCGAAGGCGGATACTTCATCGCCGCCCCCACCCCCGGCTCACACCACAAGACCGGCAACCCCTGGCAGGTACTCGCAGGCGGCCCAGCAACCGTCCCTACCATCACCGAGGTTGAGCGCGCCGCGTTCCACAAGGCAATCACCGACACCCTCGACGAAACCCCAGAACGCCCCGTAACGCTCTTTAGCACCCCCAAACCCACTACCACCCGCCCCGCCGCTGAAAACCCGGCTGAGGGCGGCGTGAAGCCCGGAGACGACTACGAAGCAAAGACCGACTGGGCAGACATCCTCACCCCCCACGGCTGGACCCTCCACTCCACCCTCACCAGCGGCGAGCGCTTCTGGACCCGCCCCGGTAAGCACCCCCGCGACGGGCACTCCGCATCCACCGGCCACGCCGCCGACCGCGACCGCCTCTACTGCTTCTCCTCCTCCGTCCCCGACTTCCCCATCGAAGAACCCATCACCAAATTCCGCGCCTACAGCATCCTCAACCATGCAGGCGACGACACCGCCGCCGCACGTGCTCTCGCAGCCGCCGGGTTCGGTGAGAAAGCACCCATCACCGTGAAACTCGCAGACATCCTACCCGCACGTCACCCGGCACCACCCACACCGCCACCCGCCACGACAGAGGCACCCACAGAGGTGCCGGCAGAGGTGCAGACGGTGAGGGAGCAGGCACCCGAAACAGCCACCACCGCGGAAGAACCCACCACCGGTGGCAGTGACGGCGCAACCATCACCGACTGGACCGAACTAGGACTCATCCGCGCTTTCACTGCCCTTTTCAACAACCACATCCGCTACAACACCAATCGCGGCCGCTTCTTCCACTGGACCGGCACCCGCTGGGAAGAACAACCCGACACCGGCGGCGACACCAAGCTCGCGCTGCTCAACTTCGCAGCCGCCCTCAAACCGCCCGTCACCGACGAAGGCAAGCCAGACAAAGAGGCGCACGCGCTCATCCGCTACGCCCGCTCTCACCGCGGCTCCACCGCCCTACTCGGACTCCTCAAAGTCCAGCCGACTATCGCAGTCCCCGCTTCAGCCTTCGACACCCACCTCGACGAACTCAACACCCCCACCGGAATCATCAACCTCAGAACAGGAGAACTCATGCCACACACACCAGAGCGCATGCACACCAAACAAACCGCCGTGGCACCCGCAGGCACCTCCTCCACCTGGGAGAGGTTCCTCGCCACCACCTTCAACCACGATGCGGCGCTCACCGGGTACATGCAGAGGCTTGCCGGCTACTCCGCGACCGGTCTGCAGCGTGAGCACGTCTTCGCCTTCGCCTACGGCACCGGCGGCAACGGCAAGTCCGTCTACTACGACGCCATCACCGGCGCACTCGGCGACTACGCCGCAACCCTGCCTGCTGGGTTCCTGATGAAGAAGCCCTTCCAGGAACACGCCACCGAATTGGCCAGGTTGAACGGTAAGCGTTTCGTGGTCGGTTCCGAAACCAACGCAACCGACACCCTCGATGAGGCAAAGCTGAAGATGCTCACCGGTGGTGACCGCATCACCGCCCGCTTCATGAACAAGGACTTCTTCGAGTTCACCCCCACCCACCACCTGCACCTGATGGGCAACCACCAGCCCGCAGTCGAAGACGGCGGCGAATCCGTATGGCGACGCATGAACCTCGTCCCATTCGTCCACACCGTCCCCGCTGAAGAGCGTGATGAGCTCCTGCCGGAGAAGCTCCGGCAGGATGCGGCGGCAGTGCTCGCCTGGATCATCCAAGGCGCGGTCGCATACTTCCGTGACGGGTTGCAGCCTCCCGAGGCAGTCCGCGCCGCCACCGAAGCCTACAAGAGTAGCCAGGATACGGTCGGTCAGTTCCTCGCCGCCCGCTGCGACCTCTACCCCGGCAACCGGCACTACACCGTGCCGGTCACCGACCTACGCCAGGCCTACCACATCTGGTGTGCGGAGGAAGGACTGGAGTCGGTCAAGGGCAGGGCGTTCGCCTCCCAGTTGAAGGTGCACGGGGTGCTGGTCGGTAGAGACGCACCCCCGCAGCCGAACAGCGGCGCGCGCGTCTATGGCGGCATTCGACTCAAAGATAGTGACATCTGGTAGCTACACAAGCTACACAACAGCTACACAACTTTCATCCCTTGTGTAGCTGGAGTTTTCCCAAGTCAGACCGCAAAAAAGCTACACAAGCTACACAACTTTTGCAAGTAGATGACAAACACAACGCGCGCACACACGCCCGTTACAGCCATGCATATAGAACCTTGTGTAGCTTGTGTAGCTAAAAATCCGCTGACAAGCCCAAATACTAGCTACACAACTTTTTCACACACCCCGAAAGGCCCACCATGCCCCGAAAACCTGCCAAAAAACAGCCCGACCTCCTCGACCAACTCCCAACACCACCACCAGGCACCCCCGAATGGATCAGGTACGAACAAAACACCCAACCCAACCCCCGCCAAGCACGCCAAGCACACATCAACACCTGCACCCGCTGCGGAGCACTCATCCTCACCGGACTCACCGGACCCACCACCGCAATGCCAACCCAGGCAGACCCCACAACCACCACCAACCCAACAACCATCCGCGCCACCCTCGCCCAAGGACGCCGCGCCTACCAGGTAGAAACCACCGACACCGCCCTACACCTCAACGAACTCCACGCCCCACCAGCCGCCGGCATCACCGTCGCCCCACACCACATCTGCCACTTCACCGCCCCCGGCTACACCCCAATACTCAACCAACACCGAAAGGACACCACCAATGACGCTCCACCCTTCTGAAGCCCCGCCCGCAACCATCACCATCAAAAAAACCCCACACAGCAAACCAATCCTCCGCTGGATACCCCTCGACGGGAAAACCCTCCTCTCCATCAACCGCTCCACCGGCACCCACTGGCGAACCTACCGCGCCAACGCCGACCAATGGAAACACGCAGCCAACCACGACATCCACCAATGGAAGAACGAGCACCCCAGCCACCAAATCCCCACCCTCACCCACGCACAAATCGACATCTGGATCTACAAGAACCGTCGAGGCCGCTACGACCCCGCCAACCTCTACCCAACCGCCAAAGCCATCATCGACGCATACGTCCAAGCGGGGCTCCTCCCAGACGACAACCACGAACACCTCGACGGACCCCACCTCCACCACGGCGGCTTCGACAAAGAAGCCCCTGGCCTGCTCATCGTCATCACACCCCTACACCACCAGCCCGAACCACCAACCCACCCACAACACTAAGGACCAGAAA